AAGTACATTGTTGTCCTGGACATCAATGACTACATAATCAGTGTCAATGTGGAAAGCAGCAAATGCTGCTCCAGCACCAGTAGTTGCTGCTGATAGGTTTTCTGGAGTTCCGTTCGGGTTTACGTTCCCGATGTATAGGTTGGATGTTCTTGAGTTCATTATCTGGATTGGTTGGAGACGTAGGTATTAAATCTTTTCTTGACCGTGTTGTTGTTCATTATCTGGTCAGTTTTTTCTAGCTCAGTTGCTAGGTACTTATTAGCTACTTGCTCTTCATTCATTGCCTTGTCGTGCTGGCCATCCATTCTTAGGAAGTCAGCATAAGTTGAGTGAGCTACGTAGTAAAAAAATTCTAAAGGAATCTCTTGAGTGGACTTGTCACCATCAATGTTCCATGTTGTAGGTAAGTCTGCTAGTTCCTTCTTGTACGTTACAAACGCTGAAGAAGCATCAGCAGTACTAGTATTGATTACGTTCGCACCGTTAGACTGAATAAAGAACTCGAACTCCAGTGCAGAGTTTCTAACAAATGGCTGAGTTCTGTGAATGCGTATAAACTCAGAGATGTCATCTTTGTCAGTTTCGGTAAAAGGTATTACCGAAGTGTCTGTAGTGTAAGACCTTTCTTCGCCTACCGCCAAGTATCGAGGCCACATCGGAGTAGCCTGATAAGCTTCGTACATTCTGCGTTTAGCAAAATTAAGGAGCTGCGTTTGCTCACCTGTAGTAAACGAGGCTACGCCAGACAGGGCTGTAATCAGGTCGTATAGGTCTCTGTTGTACTTAACTTGCATTACGCTTGGTTCGCACTTAGCTCAGGGAACTTCTTGTTGAAGTACTTCAAGAACTCTTTACTATTCACGGTTTCGTGCCCGTACTTGTTTACTAGTCTAAAATAATCACGTGCTGGCATATTTGCTACACACTTACCAAGGACTGGATGAGTCTTACCTTCATTAGTCTTCGCTTCTTTAGCGGCCTGATTGATACGATCTTGCTCTTTAGCTCGCTCCATCTTGAAACCCGTTCGGATCTCTTTCATGAAAGCCTCGTTTACTTCTCCGTCAGAATACGTTGGTACTTTAGTGATTATTTCCATATTTTATTTTTAAAAAAAAGGGGAGGCCAGGATTGGCCCAACCTCCCCCAAACTAAGGGTACGCTTAAAAAGCTTACGCGACTTCTTCGATCTTGCCGTGAGCCTGTGGGTGGTAAACACCGAGGGTCAAAGCACAATCAACGTAGCCACGCTCACCACCACCCTGATTCGGGAGGCGAGTCGATCCCATTGGGATCAGCTCATGAACACCGTAGTACTCAGGATTTAGAATGTAGGCAACGTCCTTGTTGGTCGTGTCAGGCATACAGTCAGGATTGCCATTAACAATCGAGATGATACCATGATCGGACTGATAGAACTCAACGCTGAGCTTGATTTGAGCAGAGTCACCGTTGTAATTAACGGTACGAACGCTGTCTGAGTCAGTTCCACTTACGCCAGCAGTGCGAGCAAAGTCGCTGATGATGCGACGAACAGCAGTATCAGCAACCATCGTGAGGTTGTTGCTCGTGCCAGTTTCGCGAAAGATCGATGTGATCAAGTTGTTCAGAACCGTTTCCGTGAAAGCGCCTTCGGCAGCAGCATGGATGCTGTCAGCAGGAGTGCGGAATCCAGAAGGAACATCTGATGGGCCAGCGGAATCAATCCAGTCGCCAAGACCACGCAAAGCGTAAGCAGTGTCAGATCCGTTTTCTACTGCGCGATCTTGCGTACCACAAAGGGTAGCTTCGATGTCACGCTTTAGCTCGCGGATTGCCTTTGCTTCAGCTTGAGCAAGTTTAGCAGGGCCAACGCTTTCAACAGCTTCCTGAAGATCAGAAACCTGGTAATCGCGACGGAATTTTTGGATGTAGTTTCCAAGCTTTGCACGACCAGCAAATTGGTCAGTGAACGCGCTAACGTCAGCACCTTCACGGATGCCAGCGGTTGCAGGAGCAGACAATGCGTCTACCGTCCACTCAACGAATGTTGCGGATGCTTTCTGCTTGGAAGCAGAGGAAAGGACTGGAGTTTCTTCAGGAGCGAGGATAGTCAAGACATCAGTCAAGTCTTCGCGATTGGAAACACCAGAACCCGAATTAGTTGTATCGTATGTATTTGAGAAAGCCATTTTATTTTCTAGCTAATTGTTTGGTTCGTAATGAAATGAAGTCATCTTTATTGCCACTTTGTTTAAAGCGTGAATTTAGATCTTTTAGTACTTTAGATGATTTCCTTTGGCCTTGCTCTGGCATAGCAGAGGAAGGTGCAGAGGTCTTTGAGGGCTTAATCTTTGGATTGCTTACTGAGTTAAAGTCTGTAAGTGGCGTATTTTTTGTGCCTGTACTTACGCTTTTACGTGAGTACATACTGTCTACTGCATGAGCAAGCATGTACGGAAGTTCTGCCCCAAGAACGGGGTACTCCTTATAAACCTTTTGCAAGTCTTTATTTCCTGCAATGCTAAGGAATGATTTCCGTGTTTCGTTATCCTTTTCGTTCAACCAATTAAATTCTTTAAGCGCTTTAGAACCTAACTCTTTTTTAAGATTTTCAGCGGTTTGCGTCTTTTGAACTTGTTTTAGTTGATCTGGAAGATAAAGATCCCTAGATTTACGAGCGTTCTTTAAAGCAGACCTTACATCCGCTTTAGTCATTTTCTTACCATCTAGCTCAGTAACTTCGTCGTGAGCAGAGTAATCGTCTGATTCAAATAAAACATCTTCAGCCCATTCGATAATATCGTTTATCTCCTTAGCTTTTTCTTGTAATGACTTAATATCCTGAACATCGTTGAAGGGATTGTCTTTGACATCTTCCGCTTCCTGTTTCAATGGATCTTGTTGTAGTGATTGTTTTATTTTATCAAGCTCTTCTTCTGCTGCTTTACGTTTAGCTGTAAGTTCGCCGAAGCGAGCTACGGCTCTACTGCCAAGCTTTTCTGCAAGATCTTTAAGCTCGCCCTCAGATAAATTATCTAAGTTGTACTGTGAAAGAACATCTTCAGTTTCTTCTTCAGTGGATTCATCATCAGTATCCTGAATAATTTCCTCCCCTTCGGATTCAACCGCTTCTTCTAGGACTTCTTCCTCTTGAGTTTCCTGAGTATCCTCAGTCTGCTCTCCTTGAATCTGTCCTAAGCGTTGGATGGCAAAATCCTCCGCTGTTATATTTTCCACTGAGTTTTGTTCGGGTTCAGCGTCAACCGAGATAACTTCGTTAGACATAATTGTTTCCACTCCTTAACGCCGAGCGATGGCGATGTGCTATTATAACACACTTTTTTCTTCTACAGAATAGCAGAAAATTTCTTTTGTAAACTATTCCAATCAGTCATCTGCATAATCTGATCGTAAGCAATGATTCGTCCTGCAAGTTGTTGAAGCTTATCTGTGTCTGCTTCGTGCATTTCAGCTATGCACTCTTCTCTAAAAGAGTTAATTAGCTGAACGAATCTTGCAAAATGTTCGTGGTGAGATAATGTGTTTAGGTCTTCTTCTATATTCATCTTGCTGCGGATCTCATCATATCTTCTAGTCTTTTGGATCTATCTCCAACTTGATTGTACCAAAGGCTGTCTACCATTTCATCAGCAGCCTTATTGTAGTCACCTTCCATTAGGGCACTTCTCATGTTTTCGAACTTATTAAGCTTAGTTCTGCCCAGGTTAAATGCCATATCTATCAAAATCTTTTGGACTATCGGAGGCTGTCTACCCGCCTTAGGCAAATAAGCATTAGCATCTTTTGTTGCTTGCTTAATGGACTCGTTGTACAGCAGTTTTATTTCCTTATCAGAAAGAGTTTTCTTTCCAGAAAGCATATCCTGCACATTAAGTCCTACTGCTTCTGCTTTTTTTCGGTTAGAAGGTTCGTCTAAATTAAACCCTATACCTATAGTGCGCTTGCCTTTAGTGTCTGTGTACACGCTCGGCTCCACCCCTTCATGCAAAGCAAGTTGATCGTATATTTCTTGATTATGCTTGACCTTTGTTCTTTGACGAGCAAGATCGCTTCTACTTAGATTGTCTGCCATATTAAAAATTTTGTTTTGCAAGCTCGTAGGAGAATGTTCCATCCTCAAGAACACCGCCGTGCATAAGCTTACTAACAGCACTAGCAATTTTAGGATTATCAAATGCAGGATAATTCTTTAAACCCTTTTTTCTGGCTACGTTAATAAATTCGTTGCCTTCCATTAAGTTTTTGCCCCCAACCATAGATGGAAGAATAAAATGTTTTCCATCAAAAGAAACAGTAGTTGTAACTACGTTT